ACCGTGAATGCCCCGGGGTCCGTGTACAACCCTGCTGTTGCCGATACTGCGCAGGTCCAAGACAGTGCCTCCCCCGCCGTGATTATGAGTCCGGCTGTGGACGAGTCAAGCCAGGTATCCGAGCAGGCCAATGCGGTATTTATCGCTGTTGGCCAAGTTAACGAGTCGGCTACAGCGGTGGATGTTGCGGCTGCCTTGGCGGCTTTTGTTGCGCGGACCGAGGACAACGCCTCGGCATCCGACGTCAACTTAGTTGCCCCGTCCATCTTCAACGCCATTGCACTGGCCTCCGCTCAAGTTGCCGACAATGCCGACGCCCCTGGCAGCGTGTTCAACGTCTCCATGACCGAGTCGGTGACTCTGCTGGATTCGTTAATTGGCGGGTTCCTGTGGAACCTGATTAATGACAGCCAAGACGCAAACTGGCAAAATGTCGTTGTCCCAGGCGGGACGTTGTGGACCTTGGTGGACTCCACAAATAACCCCAACTGGCAGCAAGAGCCGCCACCGTAATTTCGATCTAAGGAGCTTTTATGCCAACAGCCTATACCCCTCTTTTGGGCCTTGCACTTCCAGTACAGGGGGAGCTGAGCAATACGTGGGGCGATGTTGTCAACAACAGCATCACGTCTCTCGTGGAAGACTCGGTTGCAAATTTCGCCACTGCCAGCGTCACGTCGGCAGACTGGACGCTCACGACCACGGGGTCGGGCCTGTCTAACCAGGCTCGGATGGCGATCTTGATTCCAACGGGAACGCCTGGAGTGTCTCGAAACATCATTGCCCCCTCCTACAGCAAGACCTATTACATCGTCAACCAGTCCAATGCGGTGGTGGTCATCAAGGGTTCGGCTACAACCGGGGTATCAGTCCCAGCGGGCCGTGTGGCGTTGGTCGTGTGGAACGGGTCAGACTTTGTTTCGGCTGCCGACCCAATCATTGATTTGACGGACCAAGTCACTGGCGTCCTGCCTGTTGCCAACGGAGGAACCGGAGCCGCCACACTGACTGGACTGGTCGTGGGCAACGGCACAAGCCCCATGAGTGTCGTAACAGCGCCCACAGGGGCGGTCGTGGGAACTACAGACACGCAGACGCTTACAAACAAGCGTGTGACCCCGCGGGTGGTTTCGATAACCTCCAACACGGTCACCATCAATGCCGACACTACGGATCAGTACAACGCGCAAGTTGTCGGGGGGTTTATTACCGTGAACGCCCCCACCGGCACTCCAACCGATGGCCAAAAACTTATTCTTCGGGTCCTTGACAGTGGCACGTCTGGAACCTTTCTCTGGAACGCGATTTGGAGAGTGGTTGGAACAGTCCTTCCCTTTGCAACGAGCGTGAACAAGGTGACGTATGTGGGGGCTGTGTATAACGCGTCTGCCGTCAAGTGGGACGTCATTGGCGTCGTCACCCAATCTTAAGGAGTAAGCATGGCTGATCGTTATTGGGTAGGGGGGTCTGGAACTTGGAGTAGTTCAAGCACAACAAATTGGTCTGCCACTTCAGGAGGGTCAAGCGGCGCATCTGTTCCTACATCTAATGATAACGTTATATTTAATTCCGCGTCTTCCGCAAGTTCGTATAGTGTTGCACTAGCCCTAGATGATAATCTGTATGCGCAATCTTTAACTATAGACGGCCCGGCCTCCGGAACTTTGTCTATCAGTTCAACTAGTAACATTTTTTCTTTAAACGTATCAAGCAGTTTGACTGTGGCATCGTCAGGCGTTAGTTTGACTTCTTTTGCTGGCACAATAGACATTAGAGATTTTAGTACTTCAAATATTTCAATTGGGCCAGCCCTTACAAATGGAACTTTGAGGATTGACCAAGCCAACGGGTCGGTAAAAAGACTGACCGCGTCTCTTGTTTGTAAAAACTTATACATTGCGGACGCATTATCAAAGTTAACTACTAACGGATACGATATTACTTGTTCGGGTCTTTTGTCTATTGGTTCTACTTTTGGTGGTGCTGCCGGATTTATTACAAGTGGCACTGAATCTATTTACCTTACAGGCAATAATCAAACAATCTACCAAATTGTTGGAACAGTTACAAACACTGGCACGGTAAATATTAGGTGTACTTATGCGGGTAGCACAGGAACGCGCACTTTTAGTTTAAACCAAGCTGGAACAACGCCCGCTGGTGCACCGAACATTTATATAAGCGCGGGTAGCGACACGGTAAGCATGTTTACATCCCCCAATGATGTGACGCAAACCGTTGATTTTACTGGTTTTTCCGGCAGTCTTTCCGGGTCATCCACAGCTACTGTTTGGGGTAGCTTGACGTTCTCGTCTGGCATGACGGTGTCTGGGTTTACAGGCGGCATTAACATGGGCGCCATTACTGCTGGAACTTCTACATTAACAACCGCTGGCAAATCATGCGCGTTTGCATTTGGCACTGCAACTACTACTGGCTACGTAGGTAGCGTGCGACTGGGTGGCGCTTTCACCACAACTAAAGCGATCACGATGAGCGCGGCGTCAATCCCGCTTAACACGCAAGGGTACGCTGTAACAAGCCTATCTTTTTCCCAAACGGCTGGAACATTGACGCTTGGCGCAACAACATGGACGCTTACGGGTAGCGGTACTGTTTTAACTTTGGGTACGGGCACAACACAAAGTTTGGGCACCTCTACGTTTGTGTTTACTTCGGCTTCTAGCAAAACGGCAACGGTAAATGCAAACAATCTGCCAAGCATTACGCAATCTGGAGCGGGCCTGCTTATTCTTACGTACACCGGCCCTATTAACATTGCAAACTTGACAACTACGGTTGCGCCAACCGCGTTGCAATTTACGTCGTCACGTACCGCAACAATTACTGGTAACTTCAATGTGTCTGGAACTCCCGGCAACCTAGTCACCATAACATCGTCTTCTTCTGGCACTGCGGCCACGTTATCCAAGTCAAGCGGAGTCATCAACAGTAACTACCTGTCGCTCAAAGATTCCACAGCCACTGGCGGTGCTACTTGGTTCGCGGGGTCTGGCTCTACAAACGTCAGCGGTAACACTGGTTGGATTTTTGCAGATACTTTCGATAGCGGAATGTTGTTCTTCTTCAACTAACAAGATGTGGACCCAATCTCTCTTCTACTCATGGCACAAAGTGCGGTCGGTGCTATCCTTTTTCACGTGAGACCATCATGCTTGCCGAAATCGCCGCAGCGAACGCAGCCTTCGCAGTAATCAAAGGTGCTCTGGCCAACGGCAAGGAGCTGCATCAACTCGGCTCGCGGGTCTTCGACTACTTCGACAACAAGGCCAAGATTCAGGAGAACGCAACCAAAAAGGGTGGCGGCTCAGACCTTGCTGAGTTCATGGCGCTGGAGCAACTGCACCAGCAGGAAGAGGAGCTGCGCGAGCGCATGGTCTACGCTGGCCGTCCGGGCATGTGGAATGACTGGCAGAAGTTCCAAGCGCAAGCCGCCCGTAAGCGCCGAGAGGCCAAAGAAGAAGCAGAACGCGAAGCACTCAGACGCAAAGAAAGCCTTGCACGACTTGCCGAATACATTGCTATAGGCGTGGCCTCGTTGGTCTTGGCTGTACTGCTGATTTACGGCATCGTCTTGTACATGCTGCACCTGCGATGAGCGACGAGAAGCTGAACGCCAACACAACCCTGGACAAGGTTCTCGGGTATGTGGACTCGCCGTTCAAGCTGTTCGCCATCCTCATCATGGGCGTGGTGGCCTTTGCCGGGTACTTCCTGTGGCAGAACCAGACGTTTATGATGGACGCCTACAAAGAGTCCAAGAAGCTGCCGGAGATCAACACGGGCCGGGCGGATGACGCAAGCTCCATGCTGCTCAAGAAGACCAACGCAACGGTGGTGGCGATCTTCAAAGTCAACCCGCTGTTTAACAGTCGGGTGCTGTACAGGGCATATACCAAGGACGGCAGGGACAAGACGATTGAAGACATTGATGTCGGGCTGTTCAGTCAAAACTCTGCCAACAACGCGGACGTGGTCAAACTGATGACCAACGAGATACCCTGCGGCGAGTACCGTTACGCGCAGTCTGAGGTAGGGCTGTGGTACTTGGAGAAAGGCGTGGTGTACACCTGCCGAGTGAGCGTGCCACCAGACAGCCACAGGTTTGTTGGGCAGATCACGGTAGGCTGGACAGAGCAGCCCAAGGAAATCGAGCAAGTAAGATTCATGCTGGAGATTGCCAGCGCAATGTTAACGAAAAGGGGTAACTGATGCTTTCACTGATTTCAACTCTTGGGGGCTTGCTGATCTCCGGCCTGCCTAAGCTGCTGGAGTACTTCCAAAACAAGGCAGACCAAAAGCACGAACTGGCCCTGGCCCGTGTTCAGACCGAGCGTGAGCTGCAGCTGGCCGCTGCGGGGTTCGCGGCCCAGGCCAAAATGGAGGAGATTCGCACCGAGCAGGTAGCGATGGAAACTGACGCCAGGATGACTGAGGCCGCTCTTGCACATGACGCCAAGGTGTTGGAGAAGGCCGCTACATGGGTGTCTAGCTACGTGGGCACAGTGCGCCCTACGGTCACCTATATCTTTGTTCTTGAATTGGTAGCAATCAACGCCTTCATGGCAGTCTACTTGTGGCAGCACCCGACGCTCATTACCAGCATTGATGATGTGATCAAGTATTCCGACCTGATCTTCTCCAGCGACGAGATGGCCATGCTGGGCGGCATCATTGGGTTTTGGTTCGGTAGCCGTCAGTGGAGTAAGAAGTGAAGCTGAGCAAGGCAGGTGAAGACCTGATGCACAGGTACGAGGGCTTTCGCTCCCGGCCCTACTTGTGTCCTGCGCACATCTGGACGATCGGCTACGGCCACGTCCTCTACCAAGAACAGATCAGGCTCCCTGTGGTGCGCGTGGAGGGCAAAGAGACCCCCATGATTCGCAAAGAGATGCCATTGAAACCGGAGGACAACCGTGTCTGGACGAAAACGGAAATCGACGAACTATTCCGCGTTGATGTCGGAACTTTTGAACGGGGTGTTCTTCGTCTTGTTCCCGGCGTGGTTGGGCGTCAAGGCTCTTTCGACGCTCTTGTCTCTATTTCCTTTAACTTCGGGCTAGGCAACCTCCAGCGGTCCACGATCCGCATGCGGGCCAACCGTGGGGACTGGGATGGCGCAGCCGAATCGTTTCGAGTCTGGACCAAGGGCGGAGGCAAAGTCCTGCCAGGATTGGTCAAGCGCCGTGAGGCAGAGATTGCGCTGTTCCTGAGTTAAGTGCGAAAATGTCGAACATCTAATTTACCAAGGGGTCTCACATGAAAAACACACCTGTTTGGGACAAAAAGCGTCCAAAAGCTCTGGGCAAGCCCAAGGCCTTGACCCCTGCAAAGAAGGCGTCCGCAAAGGCGGCTGCCAAAAAAGCAGGCCGTCCGTACCCCAACCTTGTCGACAACATGCGCGCTGCAAAGGGGTGATATGCCGCTCCTCAGACTGTTCCTCAAACCAGGCGTTGACAAGCAAAACACCGAGTATGGTGCCGAAGGCGGCTGGGTGGACACTGACAACGTGCGCTTTCGATACGGACTGCCAGAAAAGATTGGCGGCTGGGAGCTGTTTGGCCCCGGAGAGTCTTACCTTGTCGGCATGGCCACAAACATTTTTGGCTGGAGCAGCTTGGCGGGCATCCCGTACCTGGCGGTAGGCACCAACCGCAAAGTCTATGTGTACAGCGGAGGGCAGTGGTCGGACATCACCCCTATCCGTGGCACTGGGGCCGTTACCTTCACAACAACATCAGGATCGACCACAGTCACCGTCAACGACAACGCACACGGTGCAGTGCCCGGGGACTTCGTGACTTTTTCCGGCGTTGCCGGCGACCCTGGGGGCATTCTCAACGCCAGTTTAGACAATGAGTTTGAGGTGCAGACGGTCATAAGTGGAAACGCGTACACGATCCTCTCGCCCACTGCAGCAAGCTCCACGGTCACCGGAGCAGGCTCCGGAACCGCTGAGTACCAGATTCAAGGGGGCGATGACCTGAACTTTTTTGACTTTGGCTGGGGCACTGGCACTTGGGGACAAAGCACTTGGGGAACACCCCGACCTTCGTCCTCGGCCCTGACGCTCTACGCCAAGATATGGCAGTTCGACACCTACGGGGAAGACCTCATTCTGCAGGACATCAACGGGGCGATTTACCAATGGTCTCCCTCCTTGGGCGTCAACGTGCGGGCTTCGGCCATTGTCGGGGCCCCTACCACCAGCAGGTTCGCACTCATATCGACTCCGGACCGCCATCTGGTCTGCTTTGGCACAGAGTCCACCTTGGGAGTGCCGTCTACTCTTGACCCAATGTTTGTTCGGTTTTCGGACCAAGAAAACATTGGCGAATTTGTTGCAACCGCTACCAACACAGCGGGCGGCCAGCGCTTAACTGACGGCAACGAGATCATCACGGCGGCACGCTCTCGGGGTCAGATTCTGATTTGGACAGACACTTCCATGCATGGCCAGCAGTACTTGGGGCCTCCATACACTTTCGGCTTCCAGCAACTCGGGGCCAACTGCGGAGCGATTGGGCCCCACTCTGTGGTTGACGTCAATGGCGTAGCCTATTGGATGAGCAAAGACGCCTTCTTCATCTTTGACGGTACGGTCAAAAAGCTGCCATGCACGGTGCAGGATTACGTGTTTAAAGACCTCAACCGGGTCCAGGGCACGCTGGTTCAAGCTGGCCTGAACACGCAGTTCAATGAGATCACGTGGTTTTACGCATCGGAAAACAGCGATCGAATTGACCGCAGCGTGACGTACAACTACTTGGAAAACGTCTGGTCCAACGGTTCCTTGGCGCGCACCGCATGGAACGATGTAGGCGTTTACGCCGCCCCAACAGCAGCTAAATACGAGCCACTGTCCACGGCTGCAACCATCAGCCCCATCTACGGCCTGACCGCCGGGCGAACCCTGATATTCAGCCAAGAGACTGGCGTGGATGCCAATGGAGAGCCATTGGGTGCTTACATCTACTCGGGGTACTTTGACATTGGGGATGGGGATCAAGTCCTGTTCATGAAGCGTTTTATTCCAGACTTCAAGAACCAGCAAGGAAACCTGGATGTGCAGCTGCTTTTGCGCTTGTATCCACAAGCCGCCGCCACTCCCAGCTCGCTTGACCCGTACACTATCACGCCGACTACGCAGAAGGTGGACACGCGGGCCAGGGGCAGACAGATTCAAATGCGCATTGTCAGCACTGAGTTGGGAACAAACTGGCGCTTTGGCACGATGCGAGTTGACATTCAGCCGGACGGCATCCGATGAGCAAGATCACCAACGTCCGTCTGCCCAACGCAACCCAGTCGGGCTACGATCCGCAGCAGTTCAACCAGTTGGTGCGATCGCTTGAGCAGATCATTTTGCAGCTCAACAACACGTACACGCCGGTCACCAGTCAGGACACTGCGGCTGCGGCTACGTGGATGAGCGCGGGCAGCGGAGCGGGCGGCGGGTTTGCTGGTGGGATTCGCGGATTCCAGAACAGTAACGGCATCATCTTGCCTCAGGCAATGATGATCTCGGACCAGGACCAAGTAAATGCCAGCATCACGGGCGAGAACCTGGTGACGTTTGCCCCAGCGTTTTCCAACGGCATCACCGTGGAAAGCGGCTCACGGATCAAGGTCCCGTGCGCTGGCCAGTACCTGGTGACGTTCACCTTGCAGGTCACAAACCGAGGCAACGCCGTGCAGGAGTTTGAGGTTTGGGCCAAGGACACCGGGGTCAACTACCCCTTGAGCAATACCCGCTTTGACGTGCCTGCCCGTAAAAGCGTGTCAATTTGGTCGCACATAGTTCCGGCGATCACCGGTATTTTCACCGTAGAAGACCCGACCAATGACTATTTGCAGGTTGCCTGGTGGGCCAGCAGCCTTGACGTTTTCTTAGAACACTACGCCGCCGGCACGAGCCCCACGCGCCCTGCCATACCGTCAGTGATTCTCACCATCAACTTTGTATCGGCGAACTGATCATGGCAAACAAATACCTTCGAAAACACCTGACCCCCTCGGCTGCAACTGAGACCACGATCTATACCGCCCCTGATGCAAACACGGCGGTTTTGTCTTCCTTGCGGGTAACAAACCGAAACGCGGCCACCACTGCTCTCACCGTCAATGTCTATCCGGGTGGTGGGGCTACTGCATTTTGTCTGCTGAAGGGCTATGCACTGCCCACGAACCAGACTTTGGATGTGTTAAGCGGGGTGCCCTGCGTCTTGGAAACGGCCGACGTGATCAAGGTCACCAGCTCACAGGCGACAGTTGACTTTTACCTGTCCTATCTAGAGATGGACAGGTCGTAATGAGTGGACAGGGCTTGACTTTTTGTTGGATAATCTCAGCCATTAACGCGTCCTTTCCCGGCGCGCGGTCCGTCACAGGGCCTTCGGCACAAATTGGAAAGGACTATCATGGAAAATGAAGGAATCATGGCGTTGCCACAAGGCGCGTCCATGCCGGATGAGCAGGCCCAAGAGCCACAGACCGTCACCAGTGCGCAGTCATACGACGCGGCTCAGGCCGCCTTGGGCATGGCCAGCCCCGATGACCTTGCAATGCTCAAGGAATCGCTGCGTCAGAACATGGCTGACTTGGCGCTTACTCCCAGCCAACTGACCACCCTCATTGAAATCTTCGAGTACATGTCTCAGCGTCCTGCTGAGTACAAGACCATCCGTGAAGACCTGATCAACAACGATTTTGTTGACGCAGAAGACCTGCCAGAAGAGTACGATCCCGAGTTCATTGGCGCGCTGTTGTCCGTGCTCAACGAGCTGCAGATGACGCAAGCCCAGGGCGCGCAAGCCCCCATGGCGGACATGCCTCCTGTTGAAGGTGCCGATGCCATGCAGGGCATGGGCGGCATGCAGCCGATGGCCATGGCCGAAGGCGGCCTGGCCGACGTGGCGTCTTTCCTGGCCGCTCAGGGCCGCAATGGCGACAAGATGCTGGCGCACATCACGCCGGAAGAGGCACAGCTGCTCAAGGACCGAGGCGGCTCTGGCACGATCAACCCAACCACAGGCCTGCCTGAGTTCTTCTTGAAGAAGGTCTTTAAGGCGATCAAGTCGGTTGTCAAATCCGTTGTCAACGTCACCAAGAAAGTCCTGAAAAGCCCTATCGGGCGCATCTTGGGCACCATTGCGTTGGCCACGGTCCTCGGACCCGCCGGCGTGGGCCTGTCTCTTGGCAGCACCGCAGCGACAAGCGCGGCCATCAACATGGGCCTGGCCAGTGCTGGCACCACCCTCTTGGGTGGCGGCTCTGTCAAGGAAGCACTGATCTCCGGGGCCATGGGCTACATCGGTGGCGGCGGCACGATCATGGGCGCAAACCCCGTGGCGGCTGTCGGCGGCTACCTTCCTGGTGCGGCAGGCAGCGCCCTGAACACGGGTCTGGCCACCGGCATTATTGGCGCAGGTGTGGGCAAGCTGGGCGGCATGAGCACCCAAGACGCCCTGAGGATGGGCCTAACCTCGGGAGCGTCCGCAGCAGCTATGCAAGGCTTGCAGAACTCGAGAGCCGGGGACGCAGCTGCACAGGCGCAGCCTCAAACAGCGGGCACTGACCAGCCCGCTGGCGTGGGCCAGGCCGGCGCAATCGGCACTGCCCAGGACGTGCTCGCCAGCCAATCCGCCCCTGGCGGTTCAATGCCTGCTGACTATCAGGCACAGTTCTACAAGGACATTGGCATCGATCCACGGACCATGTCCCCCACAAGCGTTGGCCCATCGCCTACCAACATCCAGATTGAGCGCGGCACTTTGGGCATGACAGGCATTGGAGACACTGCTCGTCAGGTCATGAAAGAGCCGCTCAACGTCGCCAAGGACATCTACAACACCAACCTCTCGCCAAGCCGCCCAGGGCTGCCTGCTGATGCAGGCATTCTCCAGAAGTACGGCCCACTGGTGGCTGCCGGCACGGCCGTCATGGGTGCCACTGGCGGCATGAAGAGCACGCCTGCCGACGAAAACCCTGTGTTTGATCGCAATTACACCGGCATGGATTACATGCGGGACAACCCCAACATGTTCAGGGGCGGGCTTGACACAGGCTACACCCGGCCCACCACTCCAAGAAGCCCGATTGTTGAAACCAACTTTGCGGCGCAAGGACCTTCAGCTCCTCCCAGCCAAGTTGTCCCAATGGGCGCGTCGATGTCCCCTGCCGGTGTCGCGCAACCTTACAACGTGGCAGGCCTGTACGGCGTGCCTCTGATCTACGGCCAAGGAGCCCAGCCCCAACGCTTGGCCAAGGGCGGATCGCCGGTGCCCACTGAGTTCCCCCGCAAGAATGGCCCGATCAACGGCCCAGGCACTGGGACCTCGGATGACATCCCGGCCATGCTGTCAGACGGTGAATTTGTGTTCACTGCCAAAGCGGTCCGCAACGCCGGTAACGGAAGTCGTCGCAAAGGTGCGGCGCGCATGTACAAGCTCATGAAAATGCTTGAAGGCGGCCCGGTCAAGGGGAAATAAATGGCAACCGAAACCACCCAACAAATTGTCCGGGAAGCCCCGGAGATTGAAGCGTACAAGCTCAAGCTACTGCAAGAAGCGCAGAACCTGGCGTTCAATCAAGGCGGGGGCCAGCCCCTGTCTCAGCAGCTGCCTGATTTCCAGGTAGCCGGCTTTACCCGACCACAGCAGACCGCCATGCAGGCGGCTTCTGATCTGGGCGTAGGCGCGTTCACGCCTTACATGACCGCTGCCAACCAGGCGCTGGGTCAGGCGTACAACACCACCGGCGAAGCAGCTGACGTCTTGCGCGGAGCTGACACCCGCAACCAATTCACCGACGCTCAGCGGGCCATGGGCCAAGCTGGACAAGCCGCTGGCAACATCACCGCAGGCATTGGCCAAGTCAACGAGGGCCTGGGCTACTTGGACCTGGCCGCGCAGCGTGCGGCTATGTCGGACACCACCGGCCAGTTTGGCGCGGCGCGTCAAGACCTGAACACGGGTCTCGGAGCACTGGCCACGGGCCAGAACATGGCTGCCATGTCCAGCCAGGCCAATCTGCAACCTGCCACCTCCGCCATTGCTCAAGGCATCGGCGGTCTGACTCAAGCGCAGCAGCTGGCGCTGGGCGCGGGCGGCGCAGACTTCAGGGGCTCTCAAGCCCTGCTCGGCCAAGCGGCTGGTCAACTGCAAGCCGCTCAGCCCCAGTTCGGTCAGGCACAGGGCGTCATCGGACAAGGCCTTGGCCAAGGACAGCAAGCCATCGGCATGGCTCAACAAGCTGCGCGCCAGCCTGGCTTTGTGGCGCAGAACTTAGCCCTCGGCCAAGCCATGGGTGCGGCGCGCCAAGCGGGGCCCTCTGATTTCAGTCAATCCTTCCAAGGCCTTCAGGGCGCAGGCAATGACGCCATGATGGCGTCTATCATGGCGCAGCAAGCTGCCCAGCAGCCTGGCTTTGGCCAAGGCGTGGGCACTGCGTTTGAAGCGGCCCAACAGGCACGCTTGGCAGCAGCTCAACCTGGTTTCAACCAGGCACAAGGCACTATCCAGCAGGGGATTGGCCAGCTGGGCGGGGCCACGCAGGGCTTCAATCCTGCTTCTGCACAGAGCTTCATGGACCCGTATCGCCAACAGGTGATTGACGAGACCATGCGTCAAATCGATCGCCAAGGCGCGATCGCAGGGCAGGGCCTGGCGGCGCAAGCAGTGCGCTCAGGCGCTTTTGGTGGCGAGCGGGAAGGTGTCCAACGCGCTGAGATGCAGCGCAACTTGATGGACCAAAAATCGGCAACGATTGCCAATCTCTTGTCACAAGGCTATAGCCAAGCACAAGCACAGGCCATGCAGGCGTTTGAGCAGCAGCAAGGCCGTCAAATGCAAGCTGGCCAAGGTATTGGCCAGTTAGGTGCGCAACAGGCTTCGGTTGCAGCGCAGCAAGCCGGTCTCGGCCAAAATGCCGCCCAGCAACTTGCTCAAGCCGCGCAGTTGCAAACCCAGACAGCTGGCCAACAGGGCCAGTTGGGGCTACAGGCTGCTCAGCAGCGATTCCAAGAAGCAGGCTTTGATGCACAAACCGCCATGCAAATGGCTCAGCTCCAGCAGACACAGGCCAGCCAAGCTGGCCAGCAGTCTCAGCTGTTCCAAGGCATCGGTGGCTTGTTTGGTCAAAGCGCTCAAGCGCAAGGGGCCTTGGGCCAACAGGCCGCTCAGTTGGCCGCTCAGCAGGCCGGTCTCGGCGTGCAAGCAGGCAGCCAGTTGGGCAACCTGGAAGCCCAGCGTGCTCAGTTTGGACAAGCCGCCGCAGGGCAGCTGGCCAACATCGGCCAGACCGTGGGCGCACAGGCTGCGCAGCAAGCTCAGCTGGGCCAAGCTGCGGCCGGTCTTTATGGCAACCTGGCTCAGAACCAAGTGGCCGCAGGCCAGGGCCTCGGTCAACTCGGCGTGCAGCAAGCTCAGCTGGGCCAGGGCGCAGCAGGTCAATACCTGCAAGCCGCTCAGCAGTACGGCAACCTGGCGTCTCAGGGCGGTGCGTTGGCGGGCCAAGAAGCCTCGATCAACCAGAACATCTCCAACTTGTTGATGCAGCAGTCTCAAGCGCGCAACCAGGCCGCTCAAACTGCAGGCAGCTTGTACGGCCAGCAGGGGCAGCAGTTTCAAGGTCTTGGTCAAGGCATCGGCCAGTTGGCCACACAGCAGTTTGGCGTTGGACAGCAGCAGGCCCAGGGCCTTGGCGCGTTGGCCGGGCAGCTGGGACAACTCGGCGTGCAGCAAGGCGCTTTGGGCCAGACGGCTCAGGCACTGCAGCAGGGCGACATCAACTTCTTGTACAACACTGGCCAAGCACAGCAGGCGTTCAACCAGCAGGCGATCGACGCTCAACGGGCCACGGAGATGCAAAAGATTTATGCTCCTTACCAGCAGGCAGGATTCCTGTCAGACATTTACAAGGGCGCACCGTCCACGCAGATGTCCACAGCGGCTGTGAGCACCCCAACCGCCAGTCCTTTCCAACAAGCCGTGGGCATTGGTTTGGGAGCGATTTCTACCGCCGCCGGAGCCAAAAGGGCTGGTCTTTTTTAAGAGGTCGATATGAACAAGAAAATGATGGAAATGGACGACGACGTCGAGAATACCGGCATCATGCAAGGCTTCATGGACTCCATGTCCGACGACGATGAGGACGAGGGCGATGATCCTGAAGCAATGATGGAGCGACGCCCCGACACTCCTGAAATCTTGATGAACAACCTGCGGGGCGACATGCGCTCTGTTTCCGCGCGCCGTGACGAGCTGGCCGACCTGGTGGGCTATCAAGCCGCCACTGAAACGCCTGACTCCGTGCTGGCCATGCTGCAGCCTGTGCTGGCGCAGCAGGGCGGTGGCGGGATTGGCGCGTTGCCTCAGTCAGCGCCCATGGCTCAAGGACCACAGCCCCCGATGATGGGCGGCGCTCCTGGCATGCCCCCACCCGGCATGCCTCCGATGCCCCCAGGTGCAGGCATGCCCCCACCTCCACAGCAAGGCGGCATTGCCGAGTTGATGGCCGGTCTTGGCGGTGGCGCTGGTGCACCTCCTCCTCAACAGCCCATTGCGATGGCCAAAGGCGGGTACGTCCAAAATTTTCAAGCAGGGTCTGATGAGGAAGGCGTGACCCCTGCTGGACAAGGCCCTTCTGAAGACTTGATGATGTATCCCCCAGACATGGTGGCCGCTGCACGGCAGGCCTCCACGTCTCTGTTCAGCCAGCGGCCTACTAAGACCCCTACTTTGTCCGAGGCCACTGCGGCGCGCTTGCCTGAGTACACCAAGCTGCTCGGCGCAGACAGGGGCGCGGCTGAAGCGCAGATGCTGTTTGATCTTGGACAACGGGCCTTTGGCTTTGCCGGCAACGTGGACGACTCCGGCCGACCACTGCGCGGCGGTTTCATGGCGCGCCTGGCGGGTGCCGCCCGAACACTGCCCGCTGCCATGGGCAAGCGCATTGACGAGATTGGCAAGATTGACCGCCAGCTCAAGCTCTTGGCAGTGCAGCAAGGTGAGAAGGACATCGATCAGGTCACCGCACAAAACAATGAGTTGCAAAAGCGCAAGAGCAGCCTGATCAACGAAGTGCTCCGCGCCCAAGCGAAGGTCGACGCCAAGAAGGCCGGAACCAAGGACACAGGTCCTTTGGGCAAAGGCAGCAAGGGCGACATCTTGAACAGCCTTATCCAGTTCGCCCCGATGTACCAGGCGGGCGCGATGACACCTGAGCAAGAGAACACGTTCATGACAGCCGTCACGGACTACACGCAGCCCACGCAGATCGAGTTCACTGATCCTGAGACAGGGCTCAAGAGCATGCGCACGCAGCGCAACCAGCTGCCTGATTTTGTGATGAAGGCCTTGAACACACGACGCCCTGGCAGCGCACCGGCTCCCTCTGCCACAACTGGTGGACCAGCACCTGCTGGCGGCCCCGCCCCTACTGGCGCACCGCGCACCGCGCCTCCAGTTGGCTTGACCGAGGCGGCCGCCCCTGCGGAAGTGTTCCAAGTTGCACGGACCGCGCCTAAGTCGAGCTTCTTTGACTTGGCAGCCACAGGTACGGGCTTTGTGCCTGTGCTGGTGGCAGGCGTTGCGCGCAACGTGCCTCTGGATGCCGCAGGCAGGATTGGCCCCGAGTTCCAGCAGAGCACTGCAATGCTGGACAGCATGACCAATCGCGTTGTCAACACCCTGCAGGAGAATCCACGGTTTGCCGAGGGCGAGCGCCAGCAGATTCTGGGCGAGCTCAAGCTGGCCCCAAGGATGTTCGCCAACAAGAACGGTTACATCAACCAGATCATCGGTCTGGACAATGTGCTTGAAGGCATTGAGCAGAAGACCACGAGCATCCGCGACCAGGAGAAGACAGGCATTGCTGCACGTCAGGCTGCCACGAAGAAGCTCGAGGAAATCAGCGCGGTGCGTGAGCTGTTGGGCATCCAACAGCGCACAATCACTGACCCCAAAGTGTGGGCAACACTGCCTCCAGGCGAGTACATTGTGATCAACCCAAACACCGGGTTCAAAGAGTTGCGTCCTAAGTTGGGACCTGCGAGGTAACCAAATGGCAAAACCACAGAGCATTGACGAGTTGTTTCCTATCGGAGCGCGCCCTGAGGCTGGCCCCAGCCCGGCAGAGGTTGAGGCGGCGAGCAAGCCTGCCTTTTTCCCGAAGGCCCCGGCAGCAGGGCAAACGGAGCAAGCGCCTCAGGCCCCTTCCATAGACACACTCTTTCCTACCGGGGGCCCAGCTGAGCCTACTGGCGGAGACATTGCTGGGACGATCGCCAAAGGCACTGCTGCCGGGGCGGTCCGTGATGCGCCGATCGTGGCCGGTGCCATGTCGGGCTTTAAGCTGGGCATGCCGTTGGCGGCCAAGGCCGCACCGTTCATCGGACCATTTGCCGCAGGCATCCCGCTGGCCACTACCGCAGTTGGCGGCTACTTTGGTTACCAAGCTGGCCAAGCCGCCGAAGGTCTCATCCCCGGGGAGACCGACCCACGGCTCGTGCCTTACCGAGAAGGTGGCAAGACCTTTGGCTCGTCCATCGCTACCGCTCCTGCTGCCTTTTTCCTGCCCACCGCCGGCCCTACCGCCGGCCGCGTGGCCAAGTTTGTTTCGGGCATGGGCGAGACCGCTCGCCGCAGCCCCGGCGTGTTCATGGCCACCGAAGGCCTGACAGCGACCAGCATGGGCCTGGCCGGTGGCACTGCAGAAGCCTACCGTCCTGGCCAAGAGGGCGTGCGCTTTAGTGCAGAGCTGGGCGCAGGCCTGCTGACCCCTACCAAGCTGCTGCTGAGCGGCGTTGACTTGGCCAAGACTGGCTTGTCGTCTATCAAAGGCGCTGCGGGCGGCCGCAGTGCTGCTACAGAACGCAAGGCCACCAACCTTTTGCTCGAGGCCCTGAACAAGAGCGGCGAAGACCCAGAAGCGCTGATCAAGGCGCTGCGCACTCAACTGCCCGGCACGGTGCCCACGCCCACGTCTGGCCAGAAGACTGGCAGCCAAGCGCTCATGGACTTGGAAGCATCCCTTGGCAACCACCGCGCCCAGTTTGGCGGGGAGACTGCCAAGCAGGGTCGCACCGCGTTCTTGGCCTACCAAGAACTGGTGGGCAAGCTGCAAGAACTTGGCGACCCACAGGCGCTGCGCATCGCGGCCGAGCTGCAGAAAAAGCGCTTTGACAACATGATCGAGACGCGCCTGTCGCTGGCTGACGCCAACGCAGCCGCCAAGATCGCCAAGATCACGAAAGACACGCCAGAGGCGCGCAAGCAAATTGGCCAGCTGGTCAAGAACGAGACCGAGCTGGCCTTGGCCGAAGCCCGTGACGTGGAAGGCCAGTTGTGGACGTCCGCGCTGGAGGGCCTGACCAAGCCTGTTAAATCTACTGTTTTGACAAAAGTTGAAGCGGGTTGGGATCAATTCCGAAATCGCCCCGTCTATAAGTCGTTCAACGAACAAGTCATAACCGCACCAAAACTTGCCCCATCGGCAACAGCGGAGTCTTTTCTGAATCGGGCCGCCGACATGGGGCCCGCCTTGTTTGATGAGATTCCGCCCCAGGTCCGAAAGATCATGGAGTCCTTTGGCGTTGACCAAGGCGCAGTGACGAGGTTTCGTAACGGCAAGCTCTCCGATGACTACCTGCAGACCGGTCAAGTGCCCTCTATGTTCATGCCAAAGGTCAAGGAGCAGCCTATCCAGGACTTGGTGAACTACCGCTCCACGCTGCTCAAGATGGCGCGTGATTCCGCAGGGGCAGGCGACGCCAACAAGGCCAGCTTCTTCAGCGGCCTGGCTGACGGCATGATGCGCGACCTGGACACGCTCCAGGACCCGGTGTATGACCAAGCGCGTCAGTTCTCGCGCTCGCTCAACGACGTCTTCACCCGCACCTATGCCAACACAGTGGGTGCGGTGACCAAGACGGGCAGGGACCGCGTGCCTCCAGAGACGCTGGTGGTGAACGCCTTTAGTGGCAACGCCGACCAAACCGCACAGCGCATGAAAGAAATCGAAGACGCTGTCGGCTTCATGCGCACTCAGTACCGCGAGGTCGTTAAGCAATTCGGCGTTGACAGCCCACAAGCTCAGCAGCTTCAACCCTTGGCACGCGCCGCGACAACCAACGTCGCGTCCGTCCGTGATGCGCACAACCGTGTGCTGCGCCTGGCCGCTGCCAACTCCCTTGAGACAGTCTTTGACCAGAACAAGGGCACCTACATCCAAAAGGTGAATCTCGGCAAGCTGACCAAGTTTGCTCAAGAGAATGCCCCGATGCTTGAAAAGATGGGCATCATGGGCGACCTGCGGGACGCGGCCCACGCGTCAAACCTGTTGACCCAGGTGGCCAACGAGAACAGCGCGCTGTCGAAGACTGCCAAGAACCAGTCCATCTTCGCCAAGATGCTGACCGCAGAGAGCCCCACTGTTGTGATTACCGAAGGCTTGAATGGGCGCTTCCCAGTCAAGAGCATCAACGGCCTGGTGGACCTGGCCAAGAAGGGCGGCCCTGAAGCATTGGATGGCCTCAAGGCCTCCTTGTTCGACTACGCTTACACAAAGGCCAACGGCTACAGCGGCAAGTTCAGCCCCGACGCCTACTCGACTGCTTTGTTTGAGCCGCTCGGGCGCAACCAGCCCTCGCTCGTGAACATCATGCGCAGCAACGGCCTGATGACGCTGCAGGAGATGTCCAATCTCAAAAAGCTCATCACGCCCATGGCGCGCATCGAGACCGCCATCAAGAACAACATCCCCTATGAGGACGTGATTCAAGGTGCGGATGCGGTGACTGACCTGGCGCTGCGCGTTGCGGGTGCCCAGATCGGCACTGCCGCTGCACCAGGAGGCCCCGGCAGCCTGATCGCAGCCTCTGCCGGCTCCAAGGCCGTGCGCCAAATCTTTGACGCGCTGCCCAACGCCACTGTGCGCACCATCCTGGAGAACGCCGTCAAGGACCCACAGGCCATGGCGCTGCTCTTGCAAAAGGGCCGCACAGAGAAGGAGCAGATGGACATCGCCAACAAGCTCATCAACTACATGGGCTCACTGGGAGTTTCTGTCGGCAAGAGCGCTGTCACTCCTGCGTTGAACTATCTGTCTGCGGAGGGTGACCGCCCTGCTCAGACGTCACCGTTCACGGAACAGGGTCAGGCGGCACGTCAGCTGCGTCAACTGCCTCTGGCTCCCTCCACACGGGGTGTCCCCGGGTTCAACCCCAAGCCTAGCGCTC